TCAAGGATAATATTGCTTACAAGAACCGATGAAGGTTGCCATTATCACTGATACTCATTATGGGGCAAGAAAAGGTTCCAAGTATCTTCACGACTTCTTCAAGAAGTTTTATGATGATATTTTCTTCCCCACATTAGAGCGTGAAAATATCAAAACCGTTATTCATATGGGTGATGCTTTTGATAATCGTCGTTCAATCGATCTACAAAGTTTAGAATGGTCAAAGCAAGTCGTGTTTAATCGTATTGCCGAAATGGGAATTACGATGCATATGATTGTTGGAAATCACGATACATATTTTAAAAATACAAACTCGGTCAATTCTGTAGGTCTTCTTCTCAAGGAATACGACAATATCAAAATCTATTCTGAAGCAACAGAAGTTAAACTAGATAAACTTAAAGTTCTTTTTGTTCCCTGGATTAATCAAGAAAATGAAGAAAATACTCGCAAACTTATTCAAAAGACATCTAGCAAGTGTGCGCTGGGGCACCTTGAGCTCAATGGATTTAGAGCTCATCGAGGGCACGTCATGGAAGACGGTATGGGGAGCGAACTATTTGAGAAGTTCGAACTTGTCTTCTCGGGACACTATCACACTCGATCGAATGATGGAAAAATCTTCTATCTAGGCAATCCTTATGAGATGTTCTGGAATGATGTAAACGATACTCGTGGGTTCCATATCTTTGATACCGAAACACTAGAGCATACTCCCATCAATAATCCTTATAAACTGTTCTACAACATTTATTATGAGGATACCAACTACAAGTTGTTCGATGCTCGTGAATATCAAAACAAAATTGTGAAGGTAATCGTTAAGAAGAAAACCGAACCTAAACATTTTGAGAAGTTTATAGATAAACTATATTCCGCTGGTATTCAAGAACTAAAAATTGTAGAGAACTTTGATATTCAAGAGAATGAAGAGTTTGAGGTTGAAGAAACTGAAAATACAATTTCAATTTTGAATAGATATATTGATGAGGCGGAAATTGACTGTGATAAGTCAATCATTAAAGGTCTTCTACAAAAGATATACTCTCAAGCTTGCGAGGTCGAGTAATGTTTCTCCTCACTCTGAAAGATAGAAAAGACGACGGTGCTTATGCCGTTCAGAACAGATACGGTGATAAAGTTCTATTTCTATTTGAAGAGGAGGATGATGCAACTAGATACGCTATGATGCTAGAAGATCAAGAAGATGCGGAGATGGATGTAGTAGAAGTTGATGGAGCACTTGCTATAAGGACGTGTAAGCTGTATAATTACAAATATGCCATAGTGACACCAAACGACATTGTTATTCCCCCGAAATTGAATGATAACCTTTCAAAAGATTAGATGGAAGAACTTTCTCTCTACTGGAAATACGTTTACAGAGATTGACTTTCAAGAACACCATACAAACCTGATCATCGGGACAAACGGTGCTGGTAAATCCACAGTGCTAGATGCTCTAACGTTTGTTCTGTTCAATAAACCATTTCGTAAGATCAATAAACCTCAATTGGTCAATACAACCAATGAGCGTGAGTGTTTGGTTGAGATTGAGTTTGTGATTAATACACGGCAGTATGTTGTGCGTCGGGGTATTAAACCTGCTGTGTTTGACATTGTTGTGAATGGTGTTGAGTTGCATCGTGAAGCGGATGACCGTGCGATGCAGCGTATTTTGGAAGAGAATATTTTAAAGTTAAACTATAAGTCTTTTACTCAGATTGTGATTCTGGGTAGCAGTACGTTTGTACCCTTTATGCAACTGACGACAGCAAACCGTCGTGAGGTGATTGAAGACCTGTTGGATATTCGCATTTTTTCTGCGATGAATAATATCATCAAGGATAAACTTCGGGAGAAGAGGGAACAAATTAAATCTCTTGACCTTAAGAAAGAAAATCTCAAAGACAAGATGAAAATGCAAGAGAGTTTCATCGAAGAACTTGAGAACCGTGGAAACGCCAATATAAACTCCAACAAAGAAAAGATTGCCAAGTTAGATGTCGAAGTTGGCGTTTATATGAAGGAGAACGCAACTACTGAAGAGGATATTTTTAAGTTTACCAAAGAACAAGAAGAAGTTATTGGTGCTGGAGATAAGTTAGTAAAACTGAACAATCTTAAGGGTAAAATATCACAAAAGGTAACTGCTATTACCAAAGAGCATAAGTTTTTTACTGAAAATACGGTCTGCCCTACCTGCACCCAGGACATTGAAGAATCATTTCGGTTAAATAGAATTACAGACGCTCAAAATAAGGCAAAGGAACTCCAGAAGGGTTATCAAGACCTGGAAGAGACTATAAAAATAGAACAGGAGAGAGAGCGTCAATTCATCGCACTTTCTAAGGAGATCACGAAACTCAACCATGAGATTTCTCAAAACAATACTCGGATTAGTCTCAACCAAAGACAAATACGAGACCTTGAATCTGAAATTCAAACTATTACCGAAAACCTTGCAAACCGAAATACTGAGCATGAGAAGTTAGAAGAATTTCGCTCCAATCTCCAAAAAACATTCGAAGACCTTTCAAAGAAAAAAGAAGAAATCGTTTATTACGATTTTGCCTACTCCTTACTCAAGGACGATGGTGTAAAGACGAAGATCATCAAAAAGTATCTTCCTTTCATAAATCAGCAGGTGAATCGTTACCTTCAAATGATGGATTTTTATATTAACTTCCATCTAGATGAAGAGTTTAACGAAACGGTAAAATCACCCATTCACGAAGACTTTTCTTATAGTTCCTTCAGTGAGGGTGAGAAAATGAGAATCGACCTTGCCCTTCTCTTCACTTGGAGGGAAGTCGCCAGAGTCAAAAACTCCGTCAATACCAATCTGCTGATTATGGATGAGGTATTTGATTCCTCACTTGATGGTTTCGGCACCGATGAGTTCCTTAAAATTATCCGTTACGTCATTAAGGATGCTAATATTTTCGTTATTTCTCATAAGTCAGACTTACATGACAAATTTGAAAGTGTCCTAAGGTTTGAGAAAGTCAAAGGGTTTTCCCGTAGAATATCCTCATCAGCACAAGACGAATGACCACTCCAAACTGGCAACATCACTCCAAGAAGGAGCAGAAGCGGAAACTGAAACCGCAAGCACTCCGACAAGCAAAGGCACGTCGCCAAGCACTCAAGAAGCGCCTCTCACAGGGCGCTTCTTCTTTTTGGATAAATATTTAAAAAGTGTTTTTTGAAAATGAAGAAGGAGTATAAGGATCTATCCGAAGCATATCAGTCAATTTATGAACAACAGTACGAAGTATTTGGTGGTCAAAGATATACGGTAAAGCCTGATGGGACATTGACGTACCCTGTTGATAAAAGGACAAAACCAACTGCTGATGAGTTAAAAACATTAACTAGACCTCCCTCAACCACTGCAGTAAAACCAGTATCTACTCCTCCTGCTGCAACAAAACCAGCACCTACTCCTACTGCTGTAGCAAAACCAGCACCTACTCCTCCTGCTGCTACTACTGTTAGTCCTCCTCCTACTTCTCCTGCTGTTCCTCGAAAGACTTTTCAGCAAGAACTGGATGACTTACGCAAGGCATCTGCTCAAGCAACAATGGCAGGTCCTTCAAAAGAAGCTCAAGCATTAATGAGCACCAGAGCAAAGAATATCCTAGGTCCAGAAAAACTGAGAGCAGGTATTGAAGGGCAACAAAGAGTTGAGAAAATGAAGTCTGAGATTGGTGTTGAGGCTCCAAAACCAGCAGCAGTTCCACCTCCAGCACCAAAACTTCCACCACCAACTTCTACGGTTAAACCTACTGCACCTCCTCCACCACAAACAACTGGTTTATCAAAAGATCAGTTAGATAAGTATAACCAAGCAACTTCTGCTTTGAAAGGTCCATTTTCTGGAATGGCAAAAGGAAGAGTCAAGGATACTTATGGTAAAATGAATCCAGATGAGCAAAAAGCGTTTAAAGATTATTTAAAAACAAGACCTAAAGAGGAGCAAGACTTATATAAGTTTCTTGGTGAACAGAGAATTGGAATTCCTCTAGATGCACCAACTGATGCAGCAGCTGCAAATAAACTAAGAGAAATTCTTCCTGCAAGTGAAAAAGATAAGGTTATTATCCCCAAGTCTGGATTACAAAAAGCAGGTTATGAGTATGAAGATCTTTATGATGAGGTATTAGACTATCTTATTAATGAGGGGTATTCTGAAGAAGAGTCTAAAAAGATTATGGTTGAGAATATTCTTAACCTTGGGCAGCAAGTTAAAAATTTAAAAACTGCTGCACAAATGTTTAGGTATATGGCTGGTATTGATAAAATGCCTGTTAAACCTCCTGCTGGACCTGCAAACCTAGGTAATATTGCACTAAGAAGACCTTCGCCAACAGTTACTCCTAAACCAAAGTTTCAAATTGGAACTCCACCTAAATCAACACCTCCAGTAAAAACTACACCTTCTGGAATCAGACCAGGCGTTGGTGGGACCATTCTTGCATTAACTCAACTTCAAGGAGATACTCCTCAAAGTCGAACTCCACAACAACAGAAGGCACGTGATATAGCAACATCACAATATGCTGCTAGAACTGGTCAGTTTGGTAGGTATGGTAAACCATCATCTCAAGTAAAACCAGCGGCACCAAAACCAAAACCAGAACCTGTTAAATTAAAATCTTCTCAACCTTCTCTCACAAAACCAAAAACAGATATATCTACTAAACCAAAACCTGTTGCTCCAGAGGATCCAAATCTTAAAAAATATGCAGAACTGAGAAAAACTGACCCAGCAGCAGCAAAGGAACTTGGAATGAAAATTTGGACTCAAAAGTATAGACCTGTTCTATCAAGACCAGATATTGCGTAAAATATAAATAACTAAAAAAGTATTTGTAAAATGGAAGCAAAGCAAGTTAAAGATTTGATGGAAGCATATTCTTCTGTTTATCAGGGAAACGAAGAAGTTAGTGAAGACCTTCAGCAAAAGGTAGGGCAAGCACTTGATGCTGCTGCTAAAAATCCAGTTATCAAAGCAATTGGTAATGTTATCGCTCCTGTTGGACAAGGAAGAAAAACTCCTACAAAAGATGGCAATTGGAGACCTGTTGTTGCAAAAGAAGAAACAGAAGAAGTAGAACATCTTGATGAAATTACCCGTTCTATGGGTAGAAGAGCTGATGAGTATAATAAAAAGAAGGCACAAGCTGCTCATATGGAACGTGTGAGACAGCATCAGCACAATATGGAAAACAATCCAGAGTATCGTGAAAGGCACGAAAGATTAAGACAAACTCATTCTAGAAGAGAAGATCAAAAAGAATCATTTGACCTCTTTGATTATCTGCTAGAATACCTAGTTGCTGAAGGTTATGCTGATACTAATAAGGCAGCTCTTGCTATTATGGCAAATATGAGTGAAGAGTGGAAGCAGAGTATTATGGAAGCTTCAAAACTACTCACACAACCCACAGATAAGACTGCTAGACCTACACAACAAAGACAAAGTGGACCTGCTACTGGACCTGGTAGTGAGGCGAGACCTCAACAAACACGAAGGCAACTGATGACCTCACCACAAAAACCACAAATAGATAAGACTGCTAGACCTACACAACAAAGTGGACCTGCTCCACAGTCTTCTGGTGGATTAACTCCAATGCAGAGATTGCAAAGAAGACCAGATATAACTATTAGATAAGACCACTTCCCAAACTGGCACACAAGAGGGTTTTATCACCCTCTTTTTTTATATAATGATTTCATACGCATCAGACCTATGACCGTCCGCCACGAAATCAAGTCCCAACTTGCTAAACTGCTTGCTACTGAAGACCTTGTGGTTGAGCACAAGAAGGTAGAGACTGCCCAGTTCAATGTTCATACTCGTGTGCTCACCCTGCCGATGTGGGAGAAAGCAAGCAACACCGTGTATGACCTTCTGGTGGGTCATGAGGTCGGTCACGCACTTTATACGCCTGATGAGGATTGGACTGAGAAGGTCAAGGTTCCTCCGCAGTTTGTGAACATTGTGGAAGATGCTCGTATTGAGAAACTGATGAAGCGTCGTTATCCTGGTCTTGCCAAGACTTTTTTCAACGGATATAAAGAACTTGCCGATCAAGATTTCTTTCAGATTGCTGATGAGAAAATCGATGAGATGAACCTTGCCGACCGTGTGAACTTGTGGTTTAAGATCGGTAACTTTACCGATATTCTGATTGAGCGTGGTGAAGAGACTGAGATCATCAATCAGATTGCTAATACTGAAACTTTCCCTGAAGTTCTGACTGCTGCTGAGGCACTCTACAAGTATTGTAAGCAAAAGCAGCAAGAAGAAACTAAGATTCAACTGGATAATCTGGAATCAAAGCAGAATGGTTCTAATCAACCTGCCTCTGATTTCTCTGACCAGCAGGAAGGTGAGAATGACCAACCTGAGTCTGATGCTTCTGATGGTGCTCCTTCCAGTGAATCTTCTCAACAACCCAACTCTTCTGTTGGTGGTGAAAAGAATGAAGAACCAGAAGTCAAGACGATGGATAATCTGGAAGAGGCACTCAAAGAACTTGTCAATCGTGATGGTTATGAGAATGTGTATCTTGAATTGCCTCAACTTGATCTGAAAAGGATTATTGTTCCTAACTCAGAAATTCACAATCGTTGTCGGGATGAGTGGAACAACTTTGTTGAGAGGATGGAATATACTCAAGATATTATCTTTGGTACTACTGATACTGAGTTCAATCAATTCAAACGTTCGGCACAGAAAGAAGTCAACTATCTTGTGAAAGAGTTTGAGTGCCGAAAGGCAGCAGATTCATATTCCCGTGCTTCTACTGCCCGCACTGGAGTTCTGGACTGCACTAAACTTCACACTTATAAGTACAACGAAGACCTGTTTCGTAAAGTAACAACTCTTGCTGATGGTAAGAATCACGGTCTAGTGTTTGTTCTGGACTGGTCTGGTTCAATGTGTGATGTGATGCTGGATACGGTCAAGCAACTGTTCAACCTTGTGTGGTTCTGCAAGAAAGTTGCTATTCCTTTTGAGGTTTATGCTTTTACTACCGACTATCCTCTAGTGACTTATGATGAGCAAGGTAAGGCAAATCTGCGTGAACTTGCTTACAAGAAAAAGGATGGACTTGTTCAAGTTGGAGAATGGTTCTCGATGATGAACCTGCTTACTAGCAAGGTCAATGGTAAAACTTTGGATGAGCAGATGAAAAATATTTTCCGTCTCGCAACTTCATTTGGTCGTTGGACTCAATCTTCTTATCCTGTTCCTACTGGTTTGAGTCTTTCTGGAACTCCTCTGAATGAAGCACTCATTGCTCTTCATCAGATTCTGCCTAAGTTTCAGAAAGAGAATAAACTTCAGAAAGTTCAGTGTGTTGTTCTGACTGACGGTGAAGCTTGTATGGTCAAGTATCACCGCGAAGTTCAACGTCACTGGGAAGATGGTCCCTTTATGGGAACTTCTCATATCGGTCCTAATGCTTTCCTGCGTGACCGCAAGACTGGTAATACCTATTCTTGTGATGTAGAGTGGCATCAGTTTACTGACGTTCTTCTTCGCAATCTTCGTGATAGGTTTGCTGATATTAACTTTATCGGTATTCGTGTTCTTGAAGGTCGTGATGCTGGTAACTTCATTCGTCGCTACTGTGGATATTACGGGGATACGTATCTTAAGACAATGAATTCCTGGAAAAAGGAAAAAGCATTTACTATCAAGTCTTCTGGATATCATTCTTATTTTGGTCTCTCTGCCAATGCTCTTGCACAAAACTCCGAGTTTGATGTTGCAGAAGATGCTACCAAGTCTCAAATCAAATCTGCTTTTGCTAAGAGTTTGAAGTCTAAGAAGATGAACAAAAAAATTCTTGGTGAGTTTGTAGAACTCGTTGCTTAATAAATATTTTAAAGAATTCTATTAGATCTAATGGGAAGATACATCGACACCTTTTTAGGTGAAACACCAAGTTCTGAACCACAACTAGATGGTTATAATCCAGATGCTAGAGACGGTGATAATGATGGAATTGTTCAAGAGGGTACACCTTTTGAGAGACCAGCACTATCCAAGACAGTAAGGAAAAAGGGTAAATAACCACTTCCCAAACTGTCACAAGGGGCACTTGGTTGCCCCTTTTTTATTGCTATAATAATTTCAGTTAAACAAACCCACCTAACTACTACATCATGCCTCGCAAGTCTTCTGTGAACGACCAACAACTCATTGAAAGCATCAAGGAACTCTACGGTTCTGAAATTACTTCTGGTGATCTCAAAGGTTTCTGTGCCTCTCGCAGTCTCAACTATCAGACTGTGACTCGTCGCCTTGAAGGATATAAGACTGCTCGTGGTCGTTGGAATCTGGAAGTGACCCCTAGCGTTGTTGGTAAAATGGAGCAGGCATATCAAGCTCCTGCTGCTCTCCCTGCCGTGGAACAAAATCTTATTCCTGATAAAGATGATACCTTCGTCAAGTTTGGTAACTTTGGTGATATTAAAAAAATTATTCAGTCCCGTATCTTTTACCCTGCGTTCATCACGGGTCTTTCGGGTAATGGTAAAACGTTCTCGGTGGAGCAAGCGTGTGCTCAACTTAAGCGTGAACTCATCCGTGTGAACATCACGATTGAGACCGATGAGGATGATTTGATTGGTGGTTTCCGTCTTGTGAACGGTGAAACTGTGTGGCACAATGGTCCTGTGGTAGAAGCACTTGAGCGTGGTGCCGTGCTGCTGCTGGATGAGATTGACCTTGCTTCTAACAAGATTCTGTGCCTTCAGTCCATTCTGGAAGGTAAGGGTGTGTTCCTGAAAAAGATTGGTCGCTTCGTAAAACCTGCCGCTGGTTTCAACGTCATCGCAACCGCCAACACTAAAGGTAAGGGTTCTGATGATGGTCGCTTCATCGGAACCAACGTGCTCAACGAAGCATTCCTTGAGCGTTTCCCTGTGACCTTTGAGCAGTCCTATCCTGCCCCTGCTACCGAGCAGAAGATCCTGGAAGGCATCGCTCTGGACCTGGGTGTGGAAGACCGCGACTTCTGCAAGCGTTTGGTGGACTGGGCAGACATCATCCGTAAGACCTTCTACGATGGTGGTATTGAGGAAATCATCAGCACCCGTCGTCTGGTTCACATCATCCGTGCCTATAGCATCTTCCAAGACAAGGCAAAAGCAATCCAAGTGTGTGTAAACCGCTTTGATGATGAAACCAAGCAGTCCTTCCTTGAACTGTATGATAAAGTGGATGCTGACTTCCAGATGCCTTCTGGTCACACTGAAGCAGAAACCCGTGCTGCATTTGCCTCTGAGGAAGTTTTCTGATATAATTGGGGAAGGTAAATTATGACCCTTCCCCTTTATTATGGACGAGTATCCTTATTCTGAAAATCAATTCACCATGTATATTGGTGATGATTGTAAATTTAATCTTGAAAAAACTCCTGTTACTATGAGCGAATCTACGAATCATCTCTGGAAATATAATGAAGATAAAATCCTGAAAGATATTCAGGATTATGTGACTGGGACTTATAACAGTCACTATTGTGGTCACAATCAAGCATACAAAGATACGCAAACGATTGACCTGATGGCAGCAAAAGACCTTGCTGCTCATTTCTGTCAGGCAAACATCTTGAAGTATGGTAGCCGTTATGGTGATAAAGATG